AAATGAAACCAATAAAATTTAAAGAATCCAATATTGTTTTTGCTGAAAATCAACCTGAATATCTACCTTTACCAGCTTATAAGAATGATAAAGGAGATGTTATTAGTTGTTGGCAATTATCTTTTAAAGAGAGAATAAAAATATTATTTACGGGTAAAATATGGTTTTATATATTAACATTCAATCATCCTTTACAACCACAAAGACCCAGTGTTGATTGTCCTTTTGAAAGGAATAAAAAATGAAATCACCATATGCTTTTATAGTCTGCGCGGATATCCGCTACTTGCCAGAATGGGTAGCTTTAGCGAACAGTCTTGATTTTGTCGGCAACAAACAAGACGTACACTTCTATGGTTATCATATCCCGCAGGAAGTTATTGACCAGTTTCCGTTACTTGGATACCAAGTAATATTCCATAATATCACCGATGAAGAACTACATGCAACACACGGATTAAGTGAAGTTGTTTGTAGGAAACGATATTACTTCGCTAATGAAATAGGCATGCAACACACGGGTTAAGTGAAGTTGTTTGTAGGAAACGATATTACTTCGCTAATGAAATAGGGCAGGATTATCAGTCAATATGCGTGCTGGATGCAGACATGATATTTTGCAGAGATCCTATTTTATATTTTGAGATTGCCGCGAAGACGGGGTTAGTGTTGTGCGCGGTTAAAGAACAAAAACAATCTTATGACGATCCGCATCATCAGGCGAAAGGTGAATGGATAATCCCAGAAGGCACACAGCCTACAGTAGATTTATGCAACTGCCCATTGTTTGTAGATACACATGTATGGGGCAAAGCACTAAAAGAAAGTTTTGAAGTTTTTATGGATGGATTCCCTGATACTAATTTTAAAGGGCCGGATATGGCGGCAATGAATATCCTGCTTTATAAATACGGCTCTAATGAACGCACTATAGGATTGCCTAATGTACAATGGATTGCGACAAATGAGCAAGCCCTTAAACCTTATCAAAGATTTGTTGGTGACAGGGATTCAATAAAGACTGAAACAGGAACTCCAGTATTCAGTTTTCACGGGCAGTTTTATCACCCTCGCTGGAGGAATTGTCAATTAGCTAATCGGCATCGTTGTATACAAGGATATTTAAAAGCGAGTGGAGATTCTCTTTTATCTTCTGATAATATAGCTAAAGGCTCAATGAACCTTATGTATGAAAGATTTAAGAAAATGTTAGATTATAAAATCCAGATACCAAAAATTAATTATAGACATCCTGAAAAAGAAACTGGATATTTGGATATAACAAGCGAAGAAGATTTCCAAGGATAAAGCAACTTTTCCAAGCTAAAATAATTGTCTTGATTATGCTTTGAAAATAAGTTATACTCTAAAAAGAAAAGGAGATTTATGTCAATACTTATTACAGATGCTAAATCTGGTAAAAAATTAGTTGAGTATTTAGATACAGGATTGTATAAAAAGGTTCTTTTACCGGCATGGCATGGAATTGGTGACGTGTGCATGCTAAAAGTTTTATTAGTTACCTTAAGAAATAAATATCCTAATATCAAAATTGATTTAGGCCTGGCGCGCGGTTTGCAAGAAGAATTTATTATTGAAGACGCTATTTTATTAAATGGTGATTGGCATGAAACGATTAAAACAAGCGATTATGATTTAGTATTTTCTTGTCATATGCCTTTAGAAAAATTAAATGATTTATCAATGACTAAAGCGGAAGTTTGCTGCGATGAGGAGTTAGGAATTCCTAAAACATCCGGGCACCTGCCTATTAAAACAAAAAAAATAGTTGCTGTACATTTTAGCAATACATCTGTAAGTTGGCTTGCTAATACTGATGAGCCAGTAGCAAGAAAAATATGGCAGGAAATCATTGATGCAGGCTGTATTCCTATAGAAACATTGTTTCAACACGCTTTTTATAATGATACAAGTAAAAAGTTTGACTTTGTAGATCAACACTTTCGTAATTGGCCGGCAAGATTAGATACTTTAATAGCATTATTAAGCAAATGTGATTTCTTCATCGGCGCTGTTTCTGGCAACTTCCATCTCGCGATGAGTTTATTGCCTTATGAAAGAGTTTGTTTGCTGGAAAAAGATTTAAAAGCCCAACATTTTACAAAATTACCGATTAAAACCATAGATGTAAAGAATTACGTCGATGGAAGTATTAAAGACTGGTTACTAAATTTAAAATAAAATAAGGTTACTATTTAACCGTTAAAATAGCCAAATATGTCTTCATTGAAGATGTGTTTGGCTATTTTTGGTTATAGGGGAGGTTAATATGGCTGCACAAAGATTGAGATATGTCAATACGGCTTCATCTGGTGGAGATGGAACAACAAATAATACTTCAGGAGCGGATGCGGCATATGCAACATTGCAAGCGGGCATTACAGCTGAAGTTGCCTTAGTACCTAATTTAGTTACATCTGACATTTATCTTACGTTTCAGTGTTCTGGAACAGCAGCAGATACAACAGCGACTACTATATCTGGATTTACTACAGATGCAACTCGGTATATTGAGGTTATCGGCGATTACGCAGTTACTTCCGGCGTGCATTATTCTACGAGTTATTATAGGTTAGAAATTTCTGGTTCTACTAATGCTATAACTATAAGTAATAATTTTGTAACTCTTTCCAAAATTCAAGTTGGATTTACGCCAGGGAATACAAGCGGTTTAATTGGAATTGTTTTAAATACTGTTACTGGATGTACAGTAAAGCAAAGTATAGTAAAGGCTACTGCTTTAGATTATGACAGAATTTGTGATGGTATTAAAAGTATACCTATTGAAACTACGGGAGTTAATTACATATTTAATAATATCGTTTATGGTTTTCTTAGAGGGATTAATGATAATAGTGGGATTATAATTGGCGGTCAAGGGGCTGGCGCAACTACATATGTGTATAGCAATACCGTTTATGGATGTTATAAGGGGATAAATCACGCGAGTAGAACATGTCATGCTAAAAATAATTTATGTCAAGGTAACACGACTGATTATGTTGGTGCGTTTGATGTTAATATAACCAATTTGTCAGAAGATGCGACTTCGCCAGATGCGTTGCAAGGAACTGTTACTTTTGTCAATGAAGGAACTTTCGACTTTCATTTAGCTAGTAATGATACGGCTGCTAAAGATGCAGGAACTAATACATCTGGGGAGTCAACCCCGCTTAATTTTACAACCGATATAGATGGTCAAACTCGCACCGACACTTGGGACATCGGCGCTGATGAGTATGTATTAGAGTCAAGTAGTTCTTCAAGTTCCAGTAGTTCCAGTAGTTCAATGAGTTCTTCTAGTTCCAGTAGTTCCAGTAGTTCAATGAGTTCTTCTAGTTCCAGTAGTTCCAGTAGTTCCAGTAGTTCCAGTAGTTCCAGTAGTTCCAGTAGTTCAATGAGTTCTTCTAGTTCCAGTAGTTCCAGCAGTTCAAGCAGCTCTAGTAGCTCTTCAAGTTCTTCAAGTTCTAGTAGTTCTTTTAGTTCCAGCAGTTCAAGCAGCTCTAGTAGCTCTTCAAGTTCTTCAAGTTCTAGTTTTTCAAGTTCTAGTAGTTCTTCATCTAGTTCATCTTCAAGTTCTTCAAGTTCTAGTTTTTCAAGTTCTAGTAGTTCTTCATCTAGTTCATCCTCAAGTTCATCTTATAAAAATTTCACTAGAGGAGATGAATCAACTTTACCAACAACAACAAACCAATTAGAAACAATTTATTCTTCTGGTGATTATGTGAATGTAGCCACACAAGATCAAGTTTATGTCAACCAGGCAGCAGTAGGGCAGATTGCTATACATCAATTTAAACAACAATATACATCTAAGTCAACGGTTGCTATTTCTTGGATAGGACAAAGCACTGTGAGTTGTGTAAGTTCAACAATATATTTACAGATATATAACCAAAACACATTAGCGTGGGAAACATTAGCATCTAATAATACTACCGCGCCTAATACTGATTTAACTTTAGACGGCGGTAAATATGATCCAATAGATGCGTTGAATTATTATGATGCGGATAACTGGTTAACATTCAGAGTTTACCAACAGGCGGTGTAACTATGGCGACATATTATGTAGATGGGGGCATGTCGAATGATTCTGGAAATGGGCAGAGTTGGGCCGTGGCGAAGAAATATATTATGAGTGGAACTGCTCTGATGTCTCCTGGAGACACTCTTTGGGTAAAGAACGGGACATATACAGGAATTAACAACAGGGTCGCCGAATGGCCTAGTGGATCAGCGGAAAATTATACCAAAATATATGCTGAAACCGATTTTGGTGTTACGCTTGATAACGTTGCTAACTGGACAGGCTCAGCCTGGCAAGAACCTGTCGATAATTATTATGACAAATCGTATGCCATCATACGGGGATTTCATATCAAGAATAACGGAGATAGTCCAGGCGTTAATATTGTTGGCGGAAGCCACATTAAGATAATTCGTTGTTCTGTAGAGGGCGATTCTGCAAGGTCAGGCGCTTCGGGTGACACAGGCGGTAGTAGTGCTATAAATATACAGTCTAATGACTGCTTAGTGGAAGAATGTTTTGCCTATGGATTGGGCAGGTATTCTTTTTGCGCAAGAGGTTCGGGTATAGAGCCAGCGAATATAGTATTCAGACGTTGTTTAGTTCGTTGGGATGGCAGTATGACTGACCAGCCTCAAGCGTGTTTTTCTTCTTATCAAGTGCCGGGAGTCTATTGGTATAATTGCATAGCTATTGATGGAAAGGATATTAAGTCGCCCGACCCTGAATCTACTGGCATAGATATGTATCTTGGATTAAAGGGTTGGTATGGGGTAAAACAGTCAAGAGAGATGGGGATATACGGATGTATAGTCTTAAATTTAGAGGGTGCTGGTTATTTTTTAGAGAATCAATATTCCGACATGATTAATGTTGTAGTGCAGGATAGCATTGCTTGGGATTTAAAAATGGATGCAGATATGGCGAATGAGGTCTATCTAAATCAAGCATTCCGCTTAACAGGTAATTCCGTTCTTAACCCAACTGCAACGGTATCCAGACTTACTCTGGGTGTTAGCGACTTAAATACTAGCGCTTCTGATGGTTGTCCGGGGTTTCAATCTGGTACAATGACCAACGCGACTTTTAAAAATTCTATTATCTATGGTATGTTTAATATGCACGTTAACAATTATGCCGAAATGATAAGCGGAACTGTCGATAGCGATTATAATGTATATTACGGCAATGCTGGAAATAGGGATAAAAACGCTGCTTTAGGCGCACACTCTTACGGAGCAGGAAACAGCAACGCAATTAACCCTCTTACAAATGGATTAACATATTTAACACGGATTGAATCTGGTAGCGCATTAAAAACTGCAGGTGTTGGCGGTGGTCAGATTGGTGCACAAATTGCATGTAAATATGGATCAGATTTAGATGGTGATGGTATATGTGGATTGCTGTATGGAGAAAATGGATGGAACACACTCACAGCAATTTCTTTATGGCCATTCCCTAATGAGGAATTTATTAGAACTTCCTGCAAGAACTATTACTCTGCAACTGGGGCGCATGCGGGAACATGGAAGAACTGCGTATTTGACGCAAATACAGATACTATTACTAGCGCAGGGCATGGTTTAGCTAATAGGCAAGGCGTAAGCTTTAGAGGGACTACCTTACCGGGGGGGATACGGGCTAATAAGATGTATTACGTCAGGGATGCTACAGCAGATACATTCAAAATCTGTGCAGAATATTACACATTGGCTACCGCTATAGTTAATATAACATCTAACGGCTCAGGAGTAACTTGCGCTCCGGGGTGGGACAATCCAACATTGGATGGAGATAGAGGCTTTTGCGTAGATGGAGAAACGCTAACCCATTACATTTTTAATTATTTAGGCACCGGCGGATATCCAGGTTCAGGACTTAGTTTAAACACAGATTTATTAGAATTAACATTCGCGGGTTCATCGAGTTCATCAAGCAGTTCTTCTAGTATGTCTAGTTCTAGCAGTTCAAGTTCCAGCAGTTCTAGCAGTTCAAGCAGTTCTTCCAGTTCTAGTTTTAGTTCTTCATCATCGAGTTCTAGTAGTTCAAGTAGTTCTTCAAGTTCATCTAGCTTTAGTAGTTCATCTAGTTCTTCTAGCTCAAGCAGTTCAAGTCAAAATCCAAATGCTGTTGATGTATTTACAGATTTATTTCAATTAACTTTTGGTGGTTCAAGTTCAAGTTCTTCTTCAAGTTCAAGTAGCTCTAGCTTTTCTTCAAGTTCTAGCAGTTCATCTAGTGAAAGTAGTTCTTCAAGTTCAAGCAGCTCTTTGAGCTCAAGCAGTTCTAGTAGTTCTTCTAGTTCTTCTAGCTCAAGCAGTTCAAGTTTTTCCAGTAGTTCAAGTAGCTCTTCGAGCTCAAGCAGTTCACAATCCACATCTTCACAATTAACTTATACTTATGATAACCTTACTAGTTTACCTGCTACTGGCGATAATTTAGAGCATGAGTTGACGGAACAAGATATTATAAATGTCGTGGCTGATGATGACGCGTATGCTGCTGCGCCTGTTGAGGCTAATGAATACGTTATTTTTGAATTCAAGAATTACTTCTCTGTCAACACTACATTCACTATTACTTGTGTAGTAAAACCTCCTATAGATACTTCAATACAACCTGTGTATTTACAGGTGTATGATAGGACAAATACAACTTGGGTTACTATAGATACGAATAATAATACTGCTGCTGATATAGAATTCACATTTACTACTTTAGTCACTACTAATTTGAGCGATTATTTTGATGGCAATGGTGAAGTGATTTGTAGGGTTTATCAGCGGATGCCAAGTTAAAAGGTGAAATATGGCTGAATTATTGACAGATTATTTTAACTTGGAATTTGATACTTCGAGTTCTAGTTCGTCTAGTTCAAGCAGTAGTTCGTTTAGCAGTTCATCAAGTTCTAGCAGCTCTTCTAGTTCTAGTAGTTCTAGTTCGTCATTTAGTAGTTCTAGCAGTAGTTCGTCTAGTTCTAGCTCAAGCAGTTCGTCGAGTAGCTCTTCATCAAGTTCTAGTTCCAGTAGTTCATCAAAAGAATATATCTTCCGTGTAGATAAATGGGATATTTGGTTTTCTTCATCCTCAAGTTCAAGTAGCTCTAGTTTTTCTAGTAGTTCTTCAAGTTCAAGTAGCTCTAGTCTATCTAGTAGTTCTTCAAGCCAAAGTTCATCAAGCTCAAGTAGTTCAAGTTCAAGTTTAAGTTCATTAGGCACGAATTATGAATTTTATGATGAAACAATTTATTATAAATTAGTCAACCAAACATACTGATATGGCCGGACAATTATTATTTGGGAATACTTTGAGTAATCTTTTAAGTATAGGTACTTATTACCTGCATCCTATAGGCAATGCTAGTGATAATAATGATGAACCTAGTACACAAATAATAATACCTGCTAATGGCACTATTTCTAATTTTCAAGTAAGATTAACTTTTGTTCCTGACTTAGGCAAGTCAAGAACATTTACATTCAGAAAAAATGGAGTTGATACAGCTCTTGCTTTAACTTTATCTAATTCTACCGTTATAGATACGGATATAACACATTCTTTTACTGTAGTTGCTGGGGATGTAATCAGTATTTCGCATATTCAAGTTAACTCCCCTTTGATTGCGGCGGCTTCTTGGTCTTGGCAATTTACTCCTGATATTTTAGATGAAACAATATTTAGTTGCAGGACAATATATGGTATAAGTAATGCCGGTACGGATTATCTTTCTCCTGTAGGTATAATATCTAAAGAATTGACAGAAGAAAACGCTACGTTAGTCATTCCTACCGCTGGGACGATTAAGAAATTATATGTAAAAGTAAATGTTCCTCCTTATGGCAGCTCATCAAGTTCTTCGAGCTCTAGCAGTTCTTCAAGCTCTAGTAGTTCATCAAGCTCTAGCAGTTCATTAAGTTCTAGTAGTTCTTCAAGCTCTAGCAGTTCATTAAGTTCTAGTAGTTCTTCAAGCTCTAGCAGTTCATTAAGTTCTAGTAGTTCTTCAAGCTCTAGTAACTCGTTAAGCTCATCAAGTTCTAGTAGCTCATCAAGTTCATTAACAGAAAGTTCTAGCTCTTCAAGTTCCAGCAGTTCATCAAGTTCTAGCAGTTCTTCAAGTTCTAGCAGCTCTTCAAGTTTCAGCAGTTCATCAAGTTCATTAAGTTCCAGTAGTTCATCAAGCAGTAGTTCATCAAGCTCAAGCTCTTCTGCAAGCGCCACGGGTGATTCAAGAATATTTACTTTGCGTAAAAAAGCTGCTGTTGGTGGTTCTTTCGCAGATACAGCACTTACTACTACGATTGAAGGGTATGATTATGATAATTCTGATTTAGTAAATGAATTCTCAGTGGCAGCAGGGGATCAAATTACTGTTTCAGCAACAGTAGCAGGAGTTCCTACATCAGCAAGTGTGCAAATAGCGTTTGTCTTTGTTCCTGATGTTTCAGGGGAATTTATTATACCTTATAATTCAGGTGGTAGCTTATTAAGCGTTACTGCTAATAGATATGCACCTATTATGGGAGGTAAAATTGCAGCTAATTCTAACTCAAGTATAGTTAGAGAATACACACAAGCGTTTACGATAAAAAATATGTGCGTTGTACTTAGTGTCGCACCTGGATCTGGGAAAAATTATGTTCTGTCTTTATTTGAAAATATATCAGCAACTGGTTTAACAGTTACTATTTCTGATTCAGATATAGCAGGGAATATAACAGCGTATACTACTTTAACAAATAATTCTTATTTATACACTAAGATATCTCCCACAAGCACCCCTGCTTATTCTGCACCTTATATAAGTTATACAGCTCAGATGTTTTTAGGCAGCAGTTCTTCTAGTTCGAGTAGTTCATCAAGCATGAGTAGTTCATCAAGTTCAAGTAGTTCTTTTAGCTCTAGCAGTTCTTCAAGTTCTAGTAGTTCTATGAGTTCTTCAAGTTCTAGTAGTTCTAGTATGTCTAGCAGTTCATCAAGCATGAGTAGTTCAAGTAGTTCTTTTAGCTCTAGCAGTTCTTCAAGTTCTAGTAGTTCTATGAGTTCATCAAGTTCTAGCAGTTCTTCAAGTTCAAGCAGTTCTTCAAGTTCAAGCAGTTCTTCGAGTTCAAGCAGTTCATCAAGTTCTAGCAGTTCATACAGTTCATCAAGTTCTAGCAGTTCATCTAGTTCTTCACAAAATCCTAATGAGGTATATTTATTTACTGATTTATTTAGTTTATCTTTTGATACTTCTTCATCAAGTAGTTCTTCAAGTTCCAGCAGTTCTTCGAGTTCTAGTAGTTCCAGTAGTTATTCAAGTTCTAGCAGTTCAAGCAGTTCTAGTAGTTCCTCAAGTTCAAGCAGTTCTTTTAGTTTAAGCAGTTCAAGTAGTTCGTCATCATCATCTTCCAGCAGTTCATCTAGGTCGAGCAGTTCGTCGAGCTCTAGCAGCTCATTTAGTTCCAGCAGTTCATCGAGCTCTAGCAGCTCATTTAGTTCCAGCAGTTCTTCGAGTTCCAGCAGTTCTTCGAGTTCCAGTAGTTCTTCAAGTTCTAGCAGTTCTTCAAGTTTCAGTAGTTCATCTAGTTCAAGAAGTTCAAGTAGTTCATCAAGTTCTAGCAGTAGTTCATTAAGCTCAAGCAGTTCATCTAGCAGTTCTTTTAGTTCTAGTTCTTCTAGTAGTTCATCTAGCAGTTCGAAAAGTAGTAGTTCCTCAAGTTCCAGTAGTTCTTCAAGTTCTAGTAGTTCAAGTTTTTCTAGTAGTTCTTCTAGTTCTAGTAGTTCTTCGAGTTCTAGTAGTTCTTCGAGTTCTTTTAGTAGTTCGTCAAGTAGTTCGTCAAGTTCCAGTAGTTTTTCTAGTTCAAGTAGTTCCAGTAGTTCGTCAAGTTCAAGTTATTCGAGTAGTTCTTCGAGTTCTTTTAGTAGTTCTTCTAGTAGTTCTTCTAGTAGTTCAAGTTCTAGCAGTTCAAGCAGTTTTAGCTCTTCCAGCAGTTCGAGTAGTTCATCTTTTAGTAGTTCTTCAAGCTCAAGCAGCTCAAGTAGTTTTAGTAGTTCTTCAAGTTCTAGCAGCTCAAGTTCTTTTAGCAGTTCTTCAAGTTCAAGTAGCTCAAGTTCTTTCAGCAGTTCTTCGAGTTCTAGTTTATCCGGCACTTATATATTTAAAGTTGACCAATGGAATGTTGTATTTTCAAGTTCAAGCAGTTCAAGTTCTAGTTCATTCAGCAGTTCGAGTTTCAGCAGTTCTTCAAGCAGTATGAGCAGTTCAAGTTCATCCAGCAGTTCACAAAGTTTTTCAAGTTCCAGTTCATCCAGCAGTTTTTCTGAGTCTGAAATGCGGGATGCCGCGGAATTTATAGATGAAACAAATGTATATGTTTTTGATAATATTTAAGGGGGTGATACAATGCCTAATAGAGAACATCAGTATTATGTAGGTAACGACGTAACATTTAAAGGAACATTTAAAATAAACGGCGTAGCGCAGATCCCTGATGCTAGCAGCGCTACAGCTTCTATTTATAAATTAGGGGAAACTACACCTACTGTCGCGGAAACTACAGCCATTATCAGCAGCGCGCAGTTGCAGTATAAGTATACTCCGTTAGTAGTAGGCAGGTACTCTATATTTTTGACATGCACATTTAACACTGGCGTAGATAAGCGCACAGGACAAATCGAGTTTGTAGTTCGTAAAAAGGAGGCGCATTAACATGATGAACCAAAAATCGTTAGATAATTTAAGGATGGCAAAACCGAAAAAAGAAGGGTATGGCTACAGGTACTCTTTACCGCAATCTAAGATAGATGAGTTGTTTACTTATCTCGCTGAAGGTATGACATTAAAAAAAGCAGCAGATGAATGTAAAGTTTGTTTTGAAACCGCAAGAAAGTATTTCAGGGAAGGTGATTTAAAGCGCGGGATTAAGCCGTTAAGTTTCAGGCTTACTATTTTTCAGGATAAGATTTCTGAAAAGTATAATGTCCTGCTTGAAGAGCGCAGGATTAAAATGTTATCAACCGTAAGGAAAGCGATTGATTTATTGAGTAACCGCATTGAAACCGGTGACTTACTGGCTAAACCTAATATGAACCATTTGGATAAGTTAATGAGGCTTGAAGTATTCTTATTAGGCGGGGTAACACAAAAAGAACAGGAAACCAAGATGTTAACCGCGGAGGATATTTCTGGTGGTGGAAATAATCAAGAAGGCTGAACGTGTTGATTGGCAGGCAAAACTTGCCACGATGGGCCCTAAAGACGCAAAGGCTTGGCAGATTAAAGAGTATAGGCGTTGTACTGAGGATAAGCCCTATTGGTTCGATAACTATGTCTGGGCGATAGATACTAGGAAAACTCCGTCAATTATACCTTTTACATTATGGCCGCACCAGCATAAGTTGTTAATCCAATTAGATAAGTACCAGGATCTATTCATTGAGAAGTCCAGGGATATGGGGATTTCTTGGACTATTATGGGTTGGGAATTGCATCAGGTTTGTTATGTCAAAGGCTTCACCGCGCTAAACATATCAAGAAAAGAAACCGAAGTGCAGGATACCGGCAACTCCTACCATGCTTTGCACGGCAGGTTGTTGTTTATGTGGCAACGCTTACCGCCATTCTTGCGTCCGGTAATGCGTAATCCGCATTTGACATTCAGCGTGCCATCAATGAATTCGGTTATAAAGGGTGAATCCGCAAACCCTAACGCGGGGCGCGATACGCAGTATAAATTTATATTTGTAGATGAAGGGGCGTTTATTGAGTGTTTAGACGAAATGTATAAAGGCCTAAGGAACGCTACAAACACAATCTGTTTAAACTCTACTCCGCCGAAAGCAAGTTTTAATAATAAGTTTGCTGAAATACGGGAAATGAAAAATTCTTCTTTTGTAAGGATGTCGTTCCATTGGAAAGAACATCCAGAAAAAGATGATGAATGGTTTAAACGCAAGACCGCTTCAATGACAGAAGAAGAAATAGCGCAGGAGTTAGAGATAGGTTATGATAAAGCCAAAACAGACAGGTCGTACCCAGAGTATAACGAACAGATAAACTTATTGAACCATAAAGTTTATCTTAACCCGAAATCTCCGTTATACTGTTTTATGGATTTCGGGCTTGAAGGCGAAGTGCATTTGTTCGCGCAGAAAGATTTTGAGGATAGGTTATTCTTTATTTATTACAAGATTTACAAGAATATGTTAACCACGGAATTATACAGTGAATTCACCAAATCATTAGATGCCTTGCACTACAGCGGAGATATAAAAGACATTATTTTTGTAGGGGATAAATCAGGCAAGAAACGCAGCCGGTTAACGAAAACAAGTGTAATTGATGAATATAAAATGGTATCTGGCGGGGCTATTGATATTAAGAGTCGTGAGCTTAGTAACGATGAAAAAATGAAATGTGTCAAGACTTGTTTAAAAAAATATATTAATGGCAGGCCGCAATTCAATGTATCTAATGAACCTAGTTGCTTAGAATTTTCTAAATGTATTAAAAATGTTACGTTAGATAAGTCCAGGGATGACCATTTAGATAATATATACACTCACGCTGTCAATGCCGCTGAATATGGGATTAATTATCTTTTTCCGCGCATAAAAGCCGCAGGGGTGGTTGTAGGTTTAGATCCAGGTCAGGAATTAATAGATTCTGAAACCGGTAAAGTAATGAGAACAGTAGAATCCACGATGACAAAACCATCATCCGCTTTTGCGGTGATAGGCGAAAACCGTATAATAAGAAGGAGTTTGATAAATGGCTAAGAAAAAACAAGTACCTGTTATAAGAGAATTGATAGGCGATAGGAACATCTCATTCCAAGAAAGAGAAAAACGGGCAGTTGAGATAAAACAAAGGATAGCTGAATCGTATCCTATGGTTGGCGGGGCAAGTGATGATAACTTATGGCGTTCATTGAACCAGTTATCAAACCGCGATTTGTACACGCTTACGCAAAAGCGTATGCAGGATATCGCTTTTTACTTATACGATTCAAACCCCATAGCGAAACGTATAATTGAGATCTGCCGGGACTTTGTGGTAGGTGACGGGTTTACATACAGCGCGGAAGACCCGGATGTATTGGAAGTTATTGAAGAATTTTGGAATGATCCTGATAACAATTTGGATGTTGAGAATGATGTTAATGTTTTGGAGTTAGGTATATTTGGAGAATTATGCCTGCCTACTTGGGTTAACTCAGCAAATGGGGCGGTGAAGTTGGGGTATGTTGACCCCGCGTTGATATTAAGAGTTAAAAAAGATAAGTTGAATCCTAAGATAAACAGAAAATTAATTTGGAAACCAGCAGGGCAGGATAAAGAACCTATTGAGTTAGATATTGTCAATATAGATAAAGATATAAAATCAAAATCTTATGGGTATCGTCAAGGTGAATGTTTTTTCTTTACAGTAAATAAGGTTAGCAGCGCTATGCGCGGGCGTTCAGATTTATTGACTTTGGCCGATTGGATCGACGGGCACGATCAATTCCTTTTTGCCAGGCTTGAGCGCGCGTTTTTATTAAATACATTCATCTGGGATGTTACCTGTGAGGGAATGGGTAAAGAAGATTTGATAGAATTCGTTAAAGGGTTAGCGATGCCAAAATCAGGTTCTATCAGGGCGCATAACGAAAAAGTTACATGGAAATCAGAAACTCCAAAACTAGAAGCCGCTGACGCTTCTGAAGAGGCTAGGCTTTTTAAAATGCAGATATTAGGCGGGGCAGGCTACCCCGAGCACTGGTTCGGATCAGGTGACAGAACTAATAGAGCCACAGCGTTAACAATGGGCGAGCCTACATTAAAGAAATTAAAATCCAGACAAAAATCAGTAAAATATATGTTAGTGAATATTCTTAACTATGTCATTGACCAGGCGATATTAGCCAAGCGCTTAAACAGTGATGTTGACCGTACATTTAAAGTTATTCCTTCACCGATAGTGTCAAGGGATAATAAAGATATGGCGAACTCAATCGGTAACTTAGTTGATGGCCTGGAGAAAGCGACAATTAAAAAATGGTTGTCTGATAAACAAGCTAAACGCATATTTAACTCTGTCATATCGCAGTTAGGATCGCCTATAGAAAGCACAGACCAGGAATTAGATGAATCTGATGATGGGGAGCCGGTAATGTTGCCAAAAGAAAAAAAAGAAAAGGAGCCTACAAATGAATAAGGAATTGTTAGAGTTATTAAATTTATACGCGCAGAAAAGGCGCGGTGAAAATATAAAAGAAAGTTTTACTCAACTTAAAAAGAGTTTTATAGAAAGCATTAAAAAAATCATTGCCTCTGGCACGGTTGATATTGATATGGATAAGCTCCCAGTTTTTGCTATGGAGTTGTTTGAAAGTTATACTAATTTTGGGTATACGGCAACAGAACCGGCGCTTGAATTAAAAACAATTAAAGAAGTTAAAGAAAGCAAAATTGAATTAGATAAATTCAAGTTCCATATCAACATCAAAGAATCCGCTAAAAAAGAAGGTGATTTCGTTTATTATAAACAATGGTGGAAATCAAAACATACAGAAGGCGTACCTGTAGAATCGTTTATCATCAACACTAATGTAGGTATGGATTTGCGGTTAGATAAAGATATATTAAATGAATCGCACACAGCTTCTTTTTATATTAGGAACAGCAAGAAAACTGTTACCTTAACTGAATCTGTGATGTTCCTTAAACCGCATAGTGAGTCTAATGATACCGCGTTATCTAGCTGGCAGAAAAAAATAGATACTGGTAAAATATCTATTTTAGAAAGCACAGATTGGGATAAAACAATAGAGTTTACAGGCGGTATATTGAAAGGGATATATACAGCTGCGCGCCCTGATGA